AGCGTAGTCAACGGAGCGGAACATGTTGCGATGAGCATTGCTTTCGTTGCGTTCTCTTCCACTATGATGCCTGAGTTACTCTGGAACCAAGCAAGTGTCTGTCCAATGACGAATAGAAGTATTCCGTAGTATAATTTCATTTGTTCTCCGTTAACATTCTTAGCTGATCTACTGTAAGCATCAAATTGTAAAGCTCAGCACCTTCCTCTATAAACTGCTGGATAGTTCTTGCTTCTTCTAAAAGAAGGACGCTCTTATCTTCACTATCAAACTCTTTCATGATGCTCCACTCGAAGGCTTCTTCCCCGTATTTATCAAAATCTTCTTGGAGAAGTTTGTTTGGATGACGATTTCCTCGCAGGTCACGGAGGTGCTCTTTCCAACGAAGTTCTCCCCTTATTGTCTCGCCGATGTAAGCCTTGTTGTTTTCCAAGTTCCTTATCCGATAGACGCAGTTTGGTTGTTCTGCTTTCTTTTTTGCGCGAGACTTTGCACTACTCTTTGCAACCTTTTCTGGATTTTCGGCACGATACTTTGCACCATACTTTGCAACCTTTTCTGGGTTTTCGACACGCCACTTTGCACTACTCTTTGCCCTCTTTTCTTTGTTTTCGACACGCCACTTTGCATCATACTTTGCCCTCTTTTCTTTGTTTTCGGCACGCCACTTTGCATCATACTTTGCAATGCATGACTTGCAACGACTTTTATGTCCGTCTTTGTGGGTCTTGTCTTTACAGAACTCGGTCAATGGCTTCTCAATTCCGCATTTGCTACATTTTTTCACTCCTCCTCCTTGAGTGGTGGGATCGCTGAGTTATAAAAGCTTTCCGTGATATCATCGGCTTGTCTCTGATAAACTCCCGCCATCTCCATGTCTCCCGCTCTTTGAGCCTCGAATGACTTTTGCAAGAGGTCTTTCACTTTTTGTTGTTGTTTTTCTTCTTTCGACTTGATGCCGAGCAATTTCTTTAACCAGTTCATTTGTTCTCCGTTATAAATATAAAATTGGCTTTATTTAGGACCGTTTCTCCATCGGAATGAATTTTGTTTGCCCACAATAGCTCTTTTGTATGCAAGTCTTGAATACGACATTCTTCCAAAATAGAGAACCTAAAGACATCATTAGATTTGATATACCTGTGTAAATCGTTTTTGATAGATCTTTCGTGATCTTTCCATCTTTTATCTATTTGTTTGGATTGGCCAACATAGACACCTTTTTCCGTTTTTATTTGATAAATTCCGCATTTTACTTCAGATTGTCTGGTGGCGAGGGATCTATGATCGACAAATCCTTCGCGGCGTAACCAGCGTAGAGCACGTCCGATGTTTTTCTGATAGTTCTGCGTGAGGTCGTAGCCCATGCGCTCTGCGATTGACTTGATGGAAGGAAAGTCTTCGTTTCCTTCCATCAATTGAATTGTTGAATAGTAAACACGGATACACAATCCAGATGCTGATTTTTCATGAAACATTTTTAACTCATCTTTCGTCATTGTTCCTCCTTATTTTGCAGCCATGCAAGATGAGCCAGCCATTAGCTCACGCATCTTGAATAGACCGATTTCTTTGTGTTTGCACTCGAGCATGATGTCCATGCGGTGACCGAATGTGTCGATAGGCGTCCAATAGCTGTCGCTGTGTGCTTGTGGACGGATCTTAGGGTTATCATGCTCTACTGCTCGTGACTGGCTGTAGTGAACGACAGGGACAACGTCACCCCATGTCTTGAGTGCAAGTTCGACTGCTTCCTGTTGAGACAAACCGCCAGTGCACATTGTGTGATGATGATAGTCATGAACGATAGGAATACCGATAACACTGAAGATGCCGTCGTAGAGTTCCTTAGTTGAGTAGAGACTTTCCTTGTCGTCGTTCTCCACGGTCAAGCGTGACTTGACTGCGTCGGATAAGCGTGCGAAGTTCTTGCAGAAATCCGCCATGGCTTTGGGCTTGTCGTTGTAAGCCGCACCGACATGAATGTTGATCTTTGCCCAAGTAGAGCGAGGTTGACACAAAAGGTCCATCATCTTACCATTGACCTCGAGGTCTTTGATAGTGTTTTGCACAACCTGCTCATTTGGAGAACAAAGTTTGTTGAAGGGGCCGGGATGACATGTGAGACGAATGTCGTGCTCATTAGCATACAAGCCGGCTTCGTAAAGGGCTTCTTCGATAGCGTCGAAGTCTTTGAGGTCTTCCATCTCATATTCGGAAGCCCATGGGAAAATTTCTGAAGACATGCGAAAGAAGTGGATGTCGTGTTTTGCGTTCCACTCAAGGATTGTCTTGAGGTCGGTGACGTTCTGTAGGATGATCTCGGATACATAGTCGAGGCCTTTCTCTTGGAATGTCTTCTTGCGCATTGTGCGATTGGTTGAAACCTTCACCTTAAGTGATGAAAGTTCAGTGTTGATGCACGCATAGCCTAGGTTGTAGTTGTTAATCATTTGTCCTCCGTTGATTATATTATAATATAACCGATTGAGGATTACTTGTCAAGTATTTCTTCTAACTTTTTTATAAATGCCTGTTGTTGCCTGTAAAGCAAATACCAATAACAACTGAAGGCAACGGATGGGATGATGATTCCAAAAAACATCGCTTTCCAAAATATTGTTCGAAACCAAAGGTCGACAATCACTTTTTACATTCTCTAGGGAGCTGGGATTCTAGCGTATCTTTGTAAACTGAGATGTTCGGCTGTACCCATTTGATATTTGGACAGTGAGTCTTTTTGTCTTCCTTGTCCTGTAAGAAGATCTCTAAGGCCTTAGTGTCTCTCTTTAGGTCATCCATTGGTTCTGCTAGCGTGAAGGTTCCAACCATGAGCATGAACATTCCATGATTCATCATTTCGTCACCATTTGCTCGATACGACCTAGGGAATCCTTCATGTATTCGATATCCTTCTCGATTCCAATGATTTGTCTTGCGTTGTCGTCCGAGCCTTGGAGCTTTTTTTCTAGAGAGGTAATCACCTCCTCGGCATCACCAAGATCATTTCTCAGCTCAGCAACTTCTACATTCATGTTCCATACCCAACCTGCGAGTGGGACTACCAATAGTCCCAATCCCATTTGAATTACTTTCCAAACGTCGTCTTTTGTTAGTGCAGCCATTGTATTGGTCCCCCTTATTTCTGACTCTTTGCGCCTTTGCATTTCCACTTCTTTCGTGAAAGAGCGTTTGCACAGGGCGGATTCTTACATTTTTTGATTTTTAGTGAGCGGGCACAATATGCATCACCCTTCTTTGTTCCCGGTCGGATTCGATCTCCACCACCTTTAGCGGCACCTTTCTGTCCGTAAGAACGGCATTTTCCATCAACTCTCTTTGCGAATCGCTTACCCTTTGATGGCTTGCATGCCTTTTTCTTTTTGGCCTCTTCAAGCTCCTTATCTTTACAGAGTTTTTCAGCCTCTGCTTTGCTCATTCCTATTGGACGACGAGTCGGATCCTTAGCCATCTCGCAAGGGTCGGTTATCTCTTTTTCTTCGAATTCATTTAGGACAGCTTCTACTTCTTCTTGAATGATGTTTCGTAGTTGTTCGTTTGTGATGTTCATTTCTTTTTTCCTCTTTTCTTTTACTCTTTGATTCGCACACGTTCTTCCTAATCTCTTCAAATCCGTCTTCGGGTAATCGACAAGTTGGTCATCGACCCCTTCTGATAAAGCGAGGGTTTAGATCTTGCGCTTCTGGCTCAGGGCCTTCGTCTCCAATTGTTGCACCGATGCCTCGAACGTTGATTTCACCATCGTCTCCGGGAGTTTGAAATTTTCCGCCTTGGGCTGCTTTTGCTGTTCTTAAGTAATCCATGCGGTCTTGATCCAACCGTTGGTTAGCCAAGCGTTCATCTTCTATCTCTCGGTCGATGCTGGCTCTATCGTCAATATCTCTCTGGGTCTTCTCAGCTTCAAAGCTCGCCAGCTCTTCGTCAGAGTAGAATTGATTGATGTCGAGGTTTGTCATGTCCTCGTATGCCCTTCTCACTTCTTCATCTGTTGCTTTACCTTGAGACCTGAGCTCCTTCGCACGGAAAAATTCGTCGCGGAGGGCCTTCTCAGCCTCCAACTGTTGTATAATTCCTTCTTCCAGCACTTCGTTGATTAAATTTTTTAATATTTCTTTTGATAATTTCATTTTTTCTTTCCTTTTTTGCCCCATGATTTTCCTTTACCCTTTTCTTTACATGCGCCGGGGGTTGGTCTACATGATGGGTATCTTTTTCTTTTTTCTCCGTCGGATCGTCCGCAAGACTTGTATCCTCCGCTTCCATCGGGTGAGTTACAGTCAACCCATCCTTTCTTTTTGCCCTTAGCTCCTTTGCGTCCAAACCAGTCCCTAAGTGAGGACTCTTTAGAAGATTCGGTTCCGGCTTTCTTCTTTTTCTTCTCTTCAAGAGTATCGTCGCCATATCCACCGCCATATTCCCAATCGGGCTCATCCCAGTGATACGCCTTGGCCTCGTCAATATCTTCTTCCATTTCCATACTTTCTTCTGCTTTCACACAGTTTCGATATGTCTTTCCAAACATCTTCTTGGTCTTTCTCTTCTCGTGAGTCTTATAACCTTTTTGACATTTTTCATCTAGAACAGCTTCCAGCTCTTCTTTGATGATTTGTTGTAGATCTTCTTTTGTAATATTCATTTCTTTTCCTGAGCCATTTTGGTTGCTGTTGCATACATAACAGACTTCGCATCTTTTCCATAGTCTTGCTTAAAGCCTTTCATATTCTTTTTCATGCCTTTGACGAATTTTTCTTTTTGATCTTTATCTTTTTTTGTAAGCTTCTTTTCGTTTAGATCCTCTACCAAGTAATAGTCACCATGTTCATGTTTCTTGACAGAAGACATGTCTTTGAGAGTTTTGATGATTTCTTCTTTCTTGTCTTCCCCAAACTCTTTTAGGAATGGCTCCAATCCGGCAGCTCCACCTTCATCTTTTAAAATTTGCTCAATCTTGTCTTGATCTATCTTAACTTCTTTTTCTTCACGAAGAGATTCTTTCTTTGAATTACCCCAATTCTTGGCGCCAACATTACGACACTTCACGAGAGCACCAGAGGCATAAGCAGAAGGCCACACATCATAGCGAGACTTCACCTTGTGATAGCAGGCATCTTTCTTCTTGGCTTTTGCTTTCTTTTTGCGCTTCTTCTTTTTGGCGGCTTTTCGCTTCTTACCTTTCTTTTCATCAAGGACTGCTTCTAGTTCTTCTTTAATAATTTGGTGCAAGTCTTTATTACTAATTCGCATAATGGTCCCTCTTTTCATATAAATAGTATCAAGAAAGCCATTTTAGGGCACTTCTTAGATGATATCTTATTTTTCCATCTCGCCACTGTACAGCTATAAAACCACTCCCGCCAAGCTCTCGAACAACTATTCCCAAAATATAATTTGGGTTGCCTCGTTGGAGGCGTGACGTTACAAGGTCTGCGACCTTAAGAGTTCTTCGATCCATCCCACTCAAACACTTGTCTCAAAAAGGCGGTGACTACCATATCTATGCAACTTTCGTTTCCTTCGCAGTTTTGTAAGTGCCAAGCATAGGTTGTCTTTTGCTTTTGAAGCTTCTCACTCATCCTCTCTATGTCTTTTTCTAGGGAACCATTGGCTTCATCGTAATTTGGGATCTCAACCTCATATCTATCAATAACATCAAAGAGTTCTCCCCACTGTCCATCGTTCATCGCAGCTGTCGCTCTTTGGAAAGCGGTAGTAAATTCTTCGTGCCTTGGATCTGTTTCTCTAATTTTGTCTGGGTGTATCTTTTTGGCGATTGACTTGAAAACATCCTTGTGCTTTGTTTGCTTATCTCTCACTTCAACTCTGGAGTTATCTTCTTGTTCTTTTGGTGGTTGTTTTATGATTACTTTCTTGGTTTTATCTTTCTGAAGTCCTTCGAGGTTCACTCCATTGTCTTCGCACCACTTTAAATATGTGCACTCGAAAACCTCAGTGGCTTCCCTCAACACCTCGCCATTATATTCAAATTCGGCTTCTAGTGAACGGAACTCATTTAAGAGCTTTTTGAATTTAAGTTTGTCCTTCATCAGAATCTAAATAGTCTGCAGAGACTCGATTCGACCGAGACCCTAGAAGAATTTCTTTCTCTGGTCTCTTAACTATGGTGGTCCTAGATGCACATAAAAAGTTCCTATATTCCTCCCAGTTTCGAAGATTATGAAAATCATCAACAGGTATTTCATGCGAGTCCTTTAGGTTTAAAGGCTCAAACACCTTGTCCAATCCGAACCATCGAGCTGACCACATCTGTGATGGGTCGAGGTAGACATTTTCACCCCACGTTGAACCAGGTGGCTTCTTGCCTGTGCCGGTGCGAATTACTCTTCTAAAGTCCAACCATTCATCTTTTCCAAATGTAAACGATATAAAGTTATTGTCCTTCACTGTCTGTCCGTTAAAGCTTATGTAGCAATTTTTCTTAGAATTAATTATTTTTCTATGCTCCCGAAGTTGATATGGGGAAAAATATCCATGAGGGAATGATACATAATATTTGGATGGGATCATCCATTCAGAGATTTTTATCAATGTCTTGAATGCTGTGACTGCGCCATGGACAACTGACCATGCCGTACAATCTCTCTTGTGTCTGTCTTTGGGATTGACTCCGACATAGTAGATCGGAATTCTTCTTCTAGAAACTCCGATGTTGCGATCAAATGTTCGATGTGCCCAGACAGGATCTCCACACCATCCACCAAGTCGTTTCTTGATTATTGGAGCGAAGTCGCCATTTACAACAATCCATATTGATTTACAGCCAGCCCATGCACACTCAACAACAGCCGCTTCTATAAGATTATAGTTCGCAGCGATGGGCATCATGCAATCCGGCCAAGGTTGGTCAAAATCAAATGTCTCATGTCCTGCGACGGGTACGATACCAACTAGGTTCCTTCCCTCTTCCGCAGAGTCTCTAATGTCTTCCATGGTGCCCCCTTTGTTTGTTCCATGTTGTATATTTCATCAAATGAATATTTCGGCTTTAAAACTTGCGAAGTGACTCTTCTGTAGAACTCCAACTTTGGTCTCTTGTAATATCTTTTCTCGCCTCTTTGCCAAGCGAACTTTCCATTAATGCCTGCTGACTTGAGCATGCGTAAGATCTTTAGCATGGCTATGCCTTGACCATAGTCCGGACTTAAAACTTGCTTAAAACTCATCCTCGAAGACCCTACGAGGTCTTTTGTCCTGTTGTGTTCAACTCTAGGTGTTTTGTACAAATTTAACTGATAAATGAAGTCGCTCTCTGGATCTGTTAGTATTGTCGCATTATTTGAGGACATCTCTCGAGTATCGAAGAAATCATAAACATTGAACATGTCTGTTTCTTTGTCAAAACGATCAAACTCGGCAACGTGCAATGTTATTTTTCTATTTCCTGTTGTTACAATGTTGACTTCTTCTTTGTATTTGCGAATGTTGGATATCTTGTTAGGACATATAAGTAGAGATGTTAGCCCCAAAGCGAACGTCAAATTATTATACAACTGTTTCGGGTTTGTCGCATTCATAAATCCAAAATCATACTCCGACAACTTAAGGTCATGCCGAAATACATACTCAGGGTCTTGTACCACAATCTTTGTCTGCGTTCTCCATGCATATAACATAGATTCTAGTGATCGTCCGACAATTAGTTTTGGAATCTTAGGTATCAAGATTTACTTTGCTGTTTTCTCTGTTGAGCAACCACCTCTTCAGGTGTGTCGTATCCAATCGCACCATCGTCCCAAGCATTTTCGCCTTTGGCAAACCATTGAGGTTCCTTGTCGACAGGAGCATCAGAGTCGGTATCTTTTTTGAATGCATTGTACAATTCTTCTCTTTCTTCTCTCATTTCCGACTTCATTATTCCACGTCCATCAGTAGACATCCACCAATCGTTCATTTGACCATAAAGACCGGACTCCATGCCCTCAGCGCCTACATAGCCTTTCCCCAAGTCTGCCGCAACAGACATTTGGTTGTCGAAAAAAGATTCTAGATAGTCTTCCCAGAAGTGCTTTTCATATATAATTTTCTTATCTTCTTCTGGTAGTTTTTTGAAATCTTCGGATGTAATTTCTGAATATCCTTTTCCTTCGTATTGTATATCTTCAAGTCTTTCTTCCAATTCAATATAGTAAGACACAACTTGAAATCTTACAATCTTAGAAGCAATTTCAACACCAAAAAGCTCATACCACCAAAACGTAACGCCGGAAGATAGTAACGCCTTGACTTTTGTTAAAGGTGTTTTATAGCCACGGGCGCCTGTTGGAGGCAAATCTTCCTCTCGCAAGTTATCGATTAAGTTTTGAAAATTATTAGAAACAAAGCTTCTCAGTGATGCTTTGAATGTTGGATTGAGAGATGTGAATGTTTCTAGAAACAGATCTAAGCTACCGGGCATTATTCCCATCAAGTCATATAGACCTCTCTTATCTTCGAGTAGTAATTTGTTTTCTTTTAAAATTTTAATCTTGTACATCTTCTTTTAAACCTCTGAGGAATTGTTCTGGTATCATCTTAAATAGTTCATTATCGACCTTAACATTGTATGACCAAAATTCATTTGGAAAGCCCGATTTTCGATCCCAGTCGTAAACAAACACCAATGTAGGTTCAGAAACGATAATTCCCAAGCCGCTAATCATTTCGCCCATGAAGTCGTTGCGGAACATCACAAGATCTCCGACTAGGAACTTAGGACCTTCGCAATTCACGATAAGCTCCGACCGAATATGGCCATATTTCTTCTGCTATATTCAAACATGCTTCTGCTACCCGTTGTATCTCCCACTGCGCACCTTCATGTGTGCGTAGGTCTATAAACTTAAGCAGGTTCGACAAGTTAACTGTTCCGTAATACTTGGCATAAAGGTTTTGAGGAAGCACTCCTCTTGCCTGCTCTCTGCAGACTCCTTTGGCGATCAAGTGATCAAACAGATCTAGTGAATGCTTGTGAAAGGCAACTATCGCATCTGACGATTTGATATATGTGTCTGCAAAGCGAGGTGTGATAGTCGGATCAATCAAGCCCTCTAAATTAGATGCTTGGCGATTGCTTTCGTGTTGCGTTCTGAATGCTTTCGGCTCATAGAACTTTAAGTCAACTTCGGTGTAACGACGAGAGATCTCATTGTAAGCCCACGTTCTGTGTCTCATGTGTTGAGATCTTACATACATTGGAACCTCGAACATGAATGTGATCGAGTTGTGCTCAAATGGAGATGTGTGTCTATGTTCGATCAAATACTTGATCAAACCACCATCTCTCTTTGTGAGGGGTTTTGTATTGTCTTGACCAAAAGACACACGGGCAGCATTGGCTATCATCTTATCATCTCCAACGTGTTGGATGTATGAGACCTTTCCAATGCCGTCTCCGTATAATTCTATTTCTTTCACTTCTTGCCTCGGACAAACTTAACCTTTCTTCCTTTTGATTTTGCAATGTAAGAAGTTTTCATAGCTTCCATCATTGAGTTGGGTGCTGGATGTACTTCTTCGTCAAGATCTTCTGTAAATTGAAATGGCTTTCCTGATCCACCGCCACGAACTTTAGACCAAAATTCAGAATCTTTCTCCACTTGGGTTACAGAGTTCCATGGTCCGCCCCAGTTTTGAACTACACCAGCGGCATTAAAGGCTTGAATCGCTCGAACCTTGTTTCCAGATCTAGATGAGAAAAGCTCACCAAAGATAAAGGCTTCTTGATCGTATTTAGCGGACATTTGTTTTCCGAAATCAAATAGAGAAGAATCCTCAGAACGAGGGACATCTGGTCGTTCGTCTGAGTATATTATGAGAGAGTTTTCAATAACCTCTCTCTTTTCACCTGTCTCTTCGTCAGTTTCTTCCCACTTACCTTGGAGTTCTGAAAATGGGTACCCAGCTGCTTTTGCGAGGCCTTTAAGTTCTCGATATCTTTCGATGTTCTCAGCAGGTGTTTTTTCACCACGGTCTGCAGACATGACTACAAACTCTTCTGCTTGTCTATCTTCCCGACCACCATAGTCTGGTGCATTGATTCTGTCGGCTAATGATTTCGCAGTGGCTTCAGTCACTGCTTCGTGGATCATGGCCTTCAGTGTTTTTGTTGTTAGTTTCATTTTTTGAGTCTCCCATAGACATAATTCTCTTTAACGACGTAAATAGTTTCAGAATCCAGTTTTATCTCTTGAATCGTAGTCCTGTCTACAACAACTGTGTCTCCAAGATTCAGATCTATCATGCAATCATCAGCAATACCAATTACGTCTCCTACAACATAGGGGGACTTAGGTGGTTGATACTGCTCGGGCATCACGAACAAGGGAGCTTCTTTGTCTTCCTCGTCTTCAATTGGTAAAATCCAAAGGTGCCGGTTGTGTGGTTCAAAATTCATATTTTCCTCCAAATAAAAAAATCATAATGTGTTATATTGTGAACAAATATAATTGTCCATGCTTATAATATAACACATTATGATTGAGTTGTCAAGTAAAAAGTTTTACTTTTCTTCGTGAGATTTTTTAGTTTCTTGAATGGTTGTGCGAATATCACGCAATTCCTTAGAGGCTTCCATGAGGGTCTTTCTAGCTCTTGGCGCTGCGGACTTATATCCATAAGACCCTGCGTTGATTTTATCTAGATCGTCCATCACTTCTTTCAAGTTACGAATAATGTTTTCTAATTCTTCTCTCATAAATTTCTCCTGTTAAAAAATTTCGCATGCTCCGCCGCCACAAGCGATTTCTCCACTTAAGTCGGTTTCGTCTTCTGCCTCTGTAACTAGGTTCAGGTCAACGTTTTTGACCAATTGAAGCATTCTTTCGTAAGTTTCCTTATCACAATCTTCGAATGGAGCTTGGATATAACTGTGGTCATTGAAAGGTAGAACAGATAAGCCGTTGTAAACATTTCTATTTTTCCACATCCACTCTCCGACAGTTTCCCACTCGCCATCTTTGATTGTTACAGTTGCTGAAACATTGTGAGTATTGTTTCCAGTCTTGTGTCCAGGCTTGATCCATTCGGAAGAAACTTTCTTTACTCTTTCGAGCAAGTCAAGTGCTGTTTCATGGCGCGTTATTGCCCCTTCAGGAGCCTTTTGAGGCACAGATAGGATAGCAGTGTCGTGTGGGCGGAAACGGTCGTCTTCGACCAATTCAGGCAGGTTCTGAAGCAAATAAGAATAGATGGCTTCATTCTTTCCAACTCTGAGTCGTCTGATGTAGTAATCATTATGCCAAGCATGAATGCCGCTTGACGTGCCAAGAGTGAGAGAAGTTGTTCCTGCTGGTTTCACACATGTTTGGCGAGCGGCCTGCTTTATGCCGATTTGCATTGCGACTTGACGGTTCATTTTTGATACCTCAAGAGATGCTTCAGTCATGTTTAGCTCTAGTACACCACCAGATGCAATACCAGTCATTGAGACGCCGATGAGAGCATCTCTCTCGGTTGTTCGTTGCCATACGGGACGAAGATAGTGGAAGTCTGTGTATGATGCCTGAAGTGTTCCAATGAACGATGCTGCACGAGAGCGAGCATTTAATTCACTTTGACTATCCACATCGGACACGTTGATCTCGACCAAGTTGCAGAATTGATTTGGTCTCAAGCCGATTTCGCAACATGGGTTACAACCCCAATCCTTATCATTAGAGAAGTAGAAGCCCGGCTCACCTGAGCGAGACTCTTCGACTCGTTTCCACAAGTTCATGAAAGTTGACTGATCAATGCGATGTCGCATTACAACTACAGAGTTGTTTGCTCTTCCTCGTTGTGGGTTGAGTTCCCACCAAGCCCCGGCTTTTGCGCTAAGCATGTCTTCGTCGTCAGCGCTGAATAGAGAAATGAGAGCGGCACGACGAATACCCCCCGCCAAAACTGCATCCGCAATGTAGCAGATGATATCATGAACCTCAATGGAAGTGAGTTTCTCACCGTTTTCTTTAGCATCTAAAATTCCCTCTACTTTTACTAAGCATTCCTTTAATGGTTGTGGTCCGGGTGCCTTGCCACCGGATGTAACTAGTCTTGCACCTTTCGGACGGATGTCTGAGAAATCAAAACGCAACTTTGATGTTCCTTTGAAGTAAGACATCATCAAGGCTTTTACTGAATCAGCCCATCCTTCGATAGAGTCTCCGATGAGAAAGCGACGAGTTCTCTTGCTCGATGGTCTTCTGATCTCTGGGAGATTTTCAATATGATGGCGTTGGACTGAATATCCAACTCCAGTTCCACCAAGAAGCAAAAACATGATCTCTCCGAATACTCGTGGATCATCTGCAGGTGTGTAAGCACAATTAAAGATGCGGTTTGGTGATACCTCGATTGGCTTACCTCCGAACTGCATTGAGCGCATAGAAGGGAGAACCTTCTTGTCGTAAACGAACTTGTAGTTCTCACGAATCTCTTGTTCGAGGCTTGGGAACTTTTTAATGTGCATGTTCATGTTCCGAGTAACCAACTCATCCCAATTCTCACGTCTATTTTCTTCTTCCATGTAGCGTGCATACTTCATGTGGACTGTGATGTCCGATAAAATTTTCTTTTCTAAATCCATTAGGGACTCCTGTTGTTTTTTTAGTTATTTTCCTGCTTTTGCATATTTGTCTTTAAGCATCTGCAGCGCGTCTGCCGTTGATTGCATTTTCTCCGCTGATTCATCTCGGTCAAGGATTTTGATTGTAACGTCAGACCAGTCAACGAAAGCATCAAACACAAGACCATCTGGACCATTACGGTTCTTGGCGACGAATAAGCGGCCCTTATTAGCTTGCTTATCCTGAACTGTTCTCGATAAAGAGAAGATGAAGTCTGCAACAAAGCACTTGTTGAACGCTTCAGAGATTGACTCCATCGTAATAACTTCAGCATTCAATCCTCCACGGTTCGTTTGAGATGCGGTCCAGCAAGGAATCTCGTAAGATTGAGCAAGACCACGAAGACCTTCGTAGGTCTCTTCTAATTCGTGTCGCTTCTCACCAGTAGCTCGAGGCGGACGCAATAAGTCAGCATAGTCAACCAAGATCATATCAGGCTCAATGCCTCTTTTCCGTAACTTCTCAATGTGATTTTTGAGAGTTGAAACAGAAGCCGATTTGGTTGGATACTCTTTGATAATTAGAGTGCCCTCAAGGTCTTTTACCTTGTTTACAATTTCTTTTTGTCTTTCTCTGTGTTCCTGTAGTGGAACGTCAGTTATGCAGCAGTCAAATCGTTGTCCTACCACCGTATCTTTAAGTTCCAAGGTGTAGTAAACAACTGTTTTGCCTTGCAGTAATGCTTGTGTAGCCAAGTGAACGAGTACCATTGACTTTCCAGCACCGGTTGGAGCGACAACCACACCAAGTTCAGACTTGCCAAGGCCACCTTTCACAATCTCATCCATTCGAGACCAACCAGTTGAGATAGGGTCTCGAGTTACCGACTCAAAGCGCTTAAGTAGATCTTTACGAAAGTCATGACCGAAGTTGTTATCGGTACCCAAAACAAGGGCATCCTTGATTAACTTCTCAATCTCTTCGAATGATGATGACTTAAGAAGCTTTGCTGATTGCAACATCGCTCCTTTGAGAACTTGTTTACGGCAGAAGTCGATAGACTTGTCCTTGATGAAATCACACTCTTCTACACCATCTGACGTATGAATGCGAGCATAAAACTCACGGACATCTTTCTGTGTAGCCTTATCGTGGTGATTCAATTCTGTTCTCAACAAAGTCATCATGACTTCGTTATTTGGGTGAGTGTTGTATTTATCTCTATAATTGATTAAAGTCTGCGCGAAGATCTGAAGATATTTCTTTTCGAAAAATGTGATATCAAGCACTTCTGTAATTTGATCGAAGAATGGTCGATCCTCCAACATAAGTTGGCATAAACTTTCTTGAAAGTTCTTTCCGAAACGCGTAAAGGTTTCGTTCTTATTAAATTCGTTCATTTGTCCTCCCAGACTTTATCGGTTATATAAATATAACATGTTTAGGTTCAGTTGTCAAGTATTTCTACTTATTTATTCTTCGAAAGACGACTTGTAGGTCGTTAAAGTTGAGATGACCGGCATCATCGGCGAATAACATTTGTGTGAACTTAATTTTATTAAACTCTGGTTCAAAGTCATTAATTGAGTTCTTGATGATCTCTCGATTCATTGGTCTGATGTTTGGAAATTGCAATTGCATGATAGCATAGTTATCCTTGATTAGCTTCTCGTTACTTTGAATATTCTCGTGAATCTTAAGTTTCTTTCCGACCATCGCACAATCCCTAATAATGTCTGAGACTTCATATTCATCTTCTCGGACAAGGTAAGGGAACCGCTTAGCGATTGTCTTGAGTCCTGCACCTTTGATTCCCGGAAGGTTATCCGATGAGTCTCCAGCTATTGCTCGCGCTAATGCGAAGTTCTTTGGGTGGATCTTGAATTGGTCTACCACGTCTGACTCGGTAACAATTTTTTTCTGAATTGGTCGGTAAATCTGAACATCAGGACGACACAACTGAAAGAAGTCCTTGTCGCTTGAGATGATTGTCTTTTTCCAACCGGCATACTTGGGATGGTTAATGACTAAGGCAATAATATCGTCTGCCTCTGTAAAGTCCGCTACAAGTTGAATTACGGGCATTTCATTTAGATATTCCATCAACCTGATTTGTTGGTAGCCCTTGTTCGCTTCTTCTTTGTCTTCTGGTAGATCTATCATTCTACGGTTAAATCTAACAGGTTTTCTTCCGCCCTTGTAGTCCTTGTTCATAGAACGACGTCTCTGAGAGCCATCATGGCCATCCCAAGCCACTATGACCTCATCAGCGGTAAAGTCCCTAGCTACCTTCTGAAGGGACTTTAGGAAGCCAATGGTGCCTCCTATGGGCAATCCGTTTTTGTCTAATTGCGGGCTTATCACGTAGCTGCGTAGAAACATGTTCAACGCGTCAATTATTATTACATTTTTCATTTGTCCTCCAAGACTGTATATGTGTATGTTTTCTTTGGAAAGTGCATTTCTATTTTAAACTTTCCGATTAGCATTGCGAACTTATCTTTGTTCTCCCAAGATAGCTTGCCGACATAGGTCTTACCCTCTATCTTACAGCGGCATTTGATTGTCTTCACTTGTCCTCCAGACTTTTGATGAAGTCAATGTCTATTCCCATGGTGTCAAACCACCATTCTTTAGATTTGTCTTTAAACTTGGGCTTGTCCTTGTTCCTGTTGTAATTCTCAAGAACTTTGTCTTGTCGCTTCTTCTCTTTAATATAGTGCTCATTGGTCCAACCTGAACCTAATCGATAAAGCTCTCTCAACAACTTTCGAAACACATATCCTTGTTCCTTGTTGCTTGGATAATATCCTGAGTGTAGTAGCTTTTCGCATGCTTGAATGAGGATCTCTTCACGAGTTTCTTCATTTGATCCATTCACAAACATGTTAAGTCTTTGCAGTCCAAATCCAGCATCTATGCAAGTTCCCAGTGGATTTACGATGTTTCCTATCTCAACATCATCTTTGAAGAACTCTGTACAATAACCTCCGATTTGCCCATCGGTCCACTTACATTCCTCATCGGCTCGAACCTCGACATCATAATCGTCATAAAGACTTCTCCATTCGTTAATCTTGTCTGGGTGGATCGTAACATAATCCACTTTAACTTTCAAGACATCCTCGACAAACTCCATCCAGAAATCGACTGCTTTTTGGACAGTTAATGTTCTAAATGAGAATAATCCGATCATGTCGAAATAAAGATAGTGAGTTCCGTCTCCAATTTCCTCCAAGTCATTTAGTCTAATGCAGGACTGAATGTTTGCTTGAGTTCCTGTTTCATCTGATTTAAACTTGTCTTTGAACTGCTGCATTCCTGCGGGGCAGAACAGTGTTGTGTTGTCGTATGGACGAACGTTGTCGTCCAATTGGTAGTGAATATCCTTGCTTTCACAAAATTGTCTATATAAATCTGCTATATCTTTCATTCGTCCTCCAACGTATATCATAATATAACACGCCTAAAGCGTCGTGTCAAGTAAAAAGTATAAAAAAACCCCAACTCCGAAGAGAAGGGGCTTGTGAGTAACTTCAGGATTTAACCTTCTTCATTCTCGCCTTCGAGGCCGAAGTTCTTGCCTTCAGACTCAAATTTTCTTATGATTTCTTCATCCATGATGTCGAGCACAACAGAGCGAAACTCTGGTTCTTGCAGCT